TTTCTTATCATATAGGTTCCAAAATTCTTCAAATTGATCTATATATATATTCTTTATATTCTTAACATTCTTGTTTAGTGTTCGCTTGTTGTTCACTTGTGGTTCAATTACTTGTTCACTTTGTTGGTACTCACCCCAGTTAAGTATTGATATTAAGCGACATCGGGGATTTGTTTGTTGTTCAATTTGTTGTTCGATTTTGAAGGTTTTTAAAATTCGTTGTACTTTACTCTCATTTATTTTTAACTGTTTAGAAATAATCTTTCTACCAGTAATTAGTTGCCCCGGTTGGAGTGTTATTCTTTCGCCTTCATATATAGCATCATATTCTTTATGAGTTGCATTTAATAGTAAATACATCCAAACAGCTAAATGATCATTAGATTTCATCACTACAGGATTATCTAATATTTTACGATGTAGCTTAATGTACCCGTTGCTCATCTTCTAACATCAACTTTAATTCGTTATAAAAATCATCATTCAACATTCGTGATCGTTTTACAATTATATTTCTTCTTTGTGTTAGTTCTCTAAATTTTTTAGAGCCTAATCTTTCACGAATAAAATCTAAATGATCTGCTGGATTACTACCCAGAAAGCGATGGCATCCATAACATAGAGCCACCGCATTATCTGGATCAAAGCGTACTGAATATCTACCTCTCCCATAGTAATGTGAACAATGCAATCCCATTCGCTTATTAGGCTCATCCGGGTTGTAATATTTCTTGCATCTCTGACAAGTCCACTTATCCCTTGTTCTTATATATTCAGAGAATATCTTATCGTATTTAGTACGCTTAATAGCCATCAGAATGGTAGATCGGCATCGCCATTAATGACATAATCAACCCATACACCAATTTCATCCATCGTTTGTTTATTGAGTTCCTTACCCATCTTAAACGCCTCTACTGCGAATCCATGCCTAACCTTCCCAGCGGCTATGGCATCCCAATCTGGCTTTTCTGATGTTGGTGTAGATACTGCACCATTTACAGGCTCAACATTGTACATAGACTTCTCACCCATATCTACATGAGAGATTTTGACTTTTGCACCTTTACTATAATTAACCAATTTATCATTGGCTACTTTAGATGCAAAAAATGATTTCTCTACACCATTATGATTAACACCATAGAGATACCATTCACCATTTGCATTGGTTCCTGTTTTTGGTTGATCAAAAGATAAAGTAACTATCTCACTATTACCTTTTGGTATAACTAGCTTATCATTCATTATAATACGCTCCTTATTAGTTGAAAAATAACATTTAAACATAATGCCCAAATCAATATCATTCCATATTTTTCAATATAGAAGAACATTGTTCCAAGCCACAACTCTACTTTGTCAATCATCATAGACTCCATTGTTAAAATCTTCAATAAAAACTTCTGTAATATCTTCCTCATTATATACATCCTCCACATAAATGATTTGAGGGAGACGTTCTTTGACTCTGCGGAGTTCATTGCGAATATCTGTGGCTAATGACAATGGAGAATCACCAGCACAACAGAGCATCCTAAAGGATACCTCTCCCTCATATTGTATTTCTGCATGATACCTCATATCGTGAGGTACATAATTAGTCACAGATTCCGGGTTCGGTTGTTTCTGTGATGGCATATTGTTTTTTGACATCTTTCAAATCCTTTAATAATTCTTTAGTATCTTCTTTCTTTTGTTCATTAGCACATATCTTTCCAAAGACATCAATAGCCTCAATTAAAAGATTGTACTCTTCTTTATTAACTGTTATGCGAATGTTGTCCACTCATATCCTCCATACAAGTATTACAATAATATGTTTTATCACTTTCACAACCAACACAAACCTTTTTTTCAATTTCTATTTCATATCGTTTTGCTGTTGCATAAAATAAATCTCTTTGATCTATTATATTCTGTATTGATTCTGAATTATTGCTTATACCTTTTTTTGAATCTCTTTCGATTAGTCTATTCATCTCATTATAAGTGTAGCCAATTAAATCCTCTATCTTGCTTGATAAAGCCTTTAATTCGCCCAGAATCTCCTCTTTACCTAAATCATCAAGGTTGAGTTCAGTATGTTGATAAAACGATTGAATTTGAACGTATATGTTTTTGAGAGCCACAGTTTCCTGTGACTCCCAACTCATACCACTAATTAACATTCTAGTTTTTAGGTCTTGCATTACTTACCTCCTAATAAATCATTGACATTTACAAGTGAAGTTTGATAACCATTACCCAATATTGATTCAGCAATTACAGTATAGTTTTCTTTAGTAAAGCATTCATTGTTGGTGATTGATTTTATAAACTCATTTACACCACCACATTCATGTATATCATTACCATGCTGATAAGAAAAGAAATATCTATAACCCTTAAAAGAATCAATCATCAAGTGGTTAGCTAGATTTCTTTTTATCTCTTTTTCTTGCCTATTAAGATAAATAGTATTTTTCTTTTTTGCTTTAGGCTTTATTCCTAAATCAAATATTGATGATAATAAAGTCATCTTACCCCTCCTCTACTGATATTACTTTTAAATTTCCTTCATCTCGATGATCCATTAGATCACCACTAAAATCAAAAGCATCGTATTCGCCTTTTCCCCAAGCCTTCGCCTTTCTTCTGGCATCCGTCTTTGAGGTTGCATCATCAATGTATATTTCTTTCTCTATGTATTGAGGTATTCTTACTTTAACTGTATAGTATTTCATCTTACTCACCTTCCTTCAAAAAATCTAAATCTTCTAATATTCCATCTAATGTAAATCCTAAAACAACTCCCATAGGTCTTTTAATGCCATCAGCTTTTTCTCTCTTTGTTATTTCATTTCTAACATCAGAAATAATATTCACCGCTTTTATAAGTTCTCTCTCCATTTTTTTGGTAACTATTTTCATTTGATTCTCATCCTTTTGACACGAGGGAGCAAATTGGGATGAGACAATTTCGCCCGGAAGGGCTGATGCTCCCTCTGTTGTGTCTAAATGTTTGTTATTTAATTGTCTCATCGTTGTAAGTATAAGTAATTATTTTTATATGTCAAAGAAAAAAAGCCGATAAATAAATACCGGCTTTATAGACAGGAATTAAGAGAGTTGTTCTCTCAAAGTGAAGGATGCAGAAAAACGTTCAAATGCTACTTCAGCAAATTTAATTGGGGAATCCAATCTTACATAGTGAAATGGCCCAGTAGTACCATCCTCCGAATAGATGAATTTTTTATAATTTTGAACAGATTGCTCAAAGGTTTGTAAGTTTTCTTTAAAGGTTTGCGATATATTGCTAAAGGTAAATGAGAATGTAGATTTTGGATCATGTCTTTTCGTAGCGTATTCAACACCACCTATAGAAGTTTGAAGATCCGCACCAAATATTTCTTGCTCACCAATCCCTATATCTGGCTGTATTTCAAAAGCTAATTTACTTCCTACTATTATTTCTGTAAGATTGTCAATATCTCCATTTAATGCGGCTAAATGCCAATTTGTAGCAGATGCACTAGTAAATTCTCCAATAGTCCAACCAATTGGAAAAGTAGGTGTTAATGTTACCACGCTACTAAATGTATTTGTATTTGCTTCACGATATAATGCAAGATTGTGAGTGTCACTTGCACTAAAATAAACCGCTATAAAATCCAAACTAACTGCTGAACTAAAAGTAATTTTAAGTGCATCATTTACATTAAAATCAGATACTGCTGTAGTAATAGACTGATCAACTAACCTTTGTTCATTAGTCATACTTGCAGAATCGCTCCATGATGTACCAGAAAATGTGCCATCATTAATTGTTGCCTCTAATAATCCAGCACTATCAAAATAAAATGCTTTAGCCATTTATATCCCTTTAATTTTTTTTAAAAATTCTATCATAAGTTATGATATTTGCCTTGCTGTTACTGATATTTTTCCAACAGTCCTTCCAGTTTTAGTAATCATAAACTTTAAATCACTCCATCCATTTGATATTCCAAATGGTGCTGATGGATACATATTAGAATTATCAAAATTTATAATTGATCCAACTTCAAGATCATAATATTTAGCAGATACAATTGTAAAGCTTATTATTAATTTAGGAACACCCAATAAATTGTGATAATAATTTATAAAAGAATCATTTGGGTTTGTTTGTTCTTGAACATCATTTTGCTCTACTAAATAATCCAAATTAAAATTTTTAATATTTTCTAATGTGTCAATATTATATTTAGAACGATCAGAAAGAACTTCAAATGTTTCTGTTGCTCTATAAGTATCATTTGCTGGATGCTTTTTATAATTAACTATAAATTTTGTTAATAAGTCTGAAACTGAAGTATGGGAAAGAGTCACATTTGATATATCATCTTTATCTAATGTCGTTATTTCACTACTAGAATAACTATCTTTTACATGAAGGTATTGTGGTTGGGTTGAGTCTCCTTGTTTAAACCTAAAGATAAAACATCCCTCAAATTGTATTTTTTCAAGTAGGTTTTTAAATGATTGCTCTTTTGTAAAATATAATCTTGCTCCCCAATCACTTCTATCTGTTTCAACAGCAGAAAATCCATCTATATTTGTTGCTGGGTTTGTTGCTACATCTAACCCAGTAAATTTATTTAATAATGCTAAATGGATATTGTTAATTGAAGTAATTGTATTGCCAACTAATCCTGTTATTGAATGAGTGTCTCCATCACTAGCAACATATAATGTTTTTGGAGGTTTTTTAAATGCCCTTGATGCTGTTATAGAAACATCAAACACACTAAAAGTACCTTCTAGTGCATTAGTACCATCACCCACAAATAATACTGCAAAAACAATTCTTTTTGATCCACTTGGAAAAGGAATTTTTATAGTATTAGTAGAAACATTTGCTTGTAATTTTTCACTTACAAAATTAGCATTTTCATTACCCACAACTATTTGAAAGTATGATTCTGAACTTCCACTTCCAGCTGAAACTACAGCCAATCTGTATTTCAAATTCAAAATGTTAAAATTAATTGTAGTAAAAATCTCCTCATCATCAGCATGACCAATAGCAGTAGTATTAAATGCTCCTCTTGTGACTGTTAAGGTGTTTGTGCTAATATTAGTTACAAGCATTATTTCTTCTTTTAATTTTAAAACAGAACCAATAAAGAGATCACTAGCATCATCAATAACAAATGAAGTTGCTGAAGAATTAAACCCACCAGAATCATTTACTAATATGCTGTCACCATCTGAATTTTGTAATTTTTGAAAAGATTGATCTTCTTCTGGTGTGTCAATGTTTAAAAAATATGATGCTTGTAAAACTTGAAAAGAATTAAAAGATGCTGTAAATCTTGCAGATGTTGAATCATCTTCATCAAATATATGTGTTAAATTAGAAACTGTAACACCAGAATCAACTGTAATATCTGTTGATGAATTAGGAGAAACCTTAAAAATGTGTTGTGCTTTTGATTCCACTTTTGCATGATCAACACTTGTATCAGTAGATACTGTTGATCCTTGTGCATCTATAACTGGTATAAATACATCAAATTGTTCATTATATACTGCTAGTTCTGAATCTGAACCACTTTTACTTGTTGGGTATATAGCAAAGCCATCTAATAACTTATTATACTCAACTGGTCTATAAGCATATGAAGTTAAATCAGAAATAAATTTAGGTGATGAAACTGTTGAAGAAGAATTTTTTGTATAATCCCCATAAGCAATCGGAACTAATAGCTTTCTATCAGTTGTCTTTGTATTAGGAAGAGTAATTAAATTCCACGGCCTATGGCTGTTCATTTTAATTGATATTTTATCACCACTAGTAGTAATAGATATAACTCTAAATGAACCAATTTTTACAGGTGTATCTTCGCTAATTTTTGCATGAATTGTACATTCTCGATTAATATATTCATTTGTACCACCAAACAACTCTTTACTAACAGGGTTGCCATCATAATTAAAATCCGGAATACTAATAGAAATAGCACTTGTTGATGCTGTACTTCTTGTTAATGATATTGTTTCCGATATAGTTGGTCTATTTAATATTACACCTCTATAATTGTTAGAACTATAAACTACATCTGCAAATGATAAATATAAAAATCCACTATTATTATTGGATAATTTAAAAAGCCAATTTTCTTTTATGCTTGATAATTGTATTGATGATCCAAAAGCCATTATACTTCTAAAGTTGCCCTATCTTCATTTAAAGCTAATTGTATAGCTGGAATGATACTTTCTACTACTGTTTCATCAACTAATGGAGCAGATATATTAACAGTAATTCCCCCTTGAGGCCCATTGATATTTGGAGATGATAATGGTGTAACTTGTACTCTTTCTCTTCCTCCCGGATTATCGCCTACCATAATCATTTGTGGCCCAGAAGTAACAAAGTCTCCACCAGTAGCAAATTGTGCTAGATTTCTATCTATCACCTCTGAAACAACAGCACCAGCACCAGCCGCCGCCACAATATTAAATGGAAATGGAACACTTTTCAAAATAGATGAAATATAACCAGCAACAGCCTCCATTGTTTCTGCTCTTACAATAGCTTTCATAGTATCTTTTGCTGATTTTTGAGATAAGGCGGCTAATCTTACATCTCTTTTCATATTATCTTGTTTTATCTTTCCTTTGCTTATTTCTAATTCTATTGCTTTTGTATTTACCTTTTCAATAGTTGCTCCAAAATCTATTTCTTCATCTTTTGCTCTTTTTATATCATCAATTAAAGGTGAAATTGTTTGTCTCAAAACAACTAATTGATGATTATATAATTCTTGTTGTTCAGCATCAAATAAATTTTTCGAAATACCAGCAATTTTTTCCATTTCAAGGAACAATTCCTCTAAACTCATTTTAGAAATTTCCTCTCTAAATTGTTCCATTGCAATTTGTGATTCAGTTAGTACTGGGCCTATAAACTCTACATCACCAGCTTTTATTAAATTTGTTAATTCATCAACTGTTTTTGAGAAATCTGTTGCTAATGCTTTTACAAGTGGAGATAACTTTTCACCTATGGCTTCTGCAAGATCACCAGCAGAATTTTGAGCCTGTAATAAAGCACCGGACATCGTATCAGCTTGTTCGGCGGCTTGTCCTTCAAATAACTCACCAAGAACTTTTACAGCCTCACCAGCTTTCATTTGTTCAGTAGTTAAGTCTCTTAATTGAGGTACTAATTCACCTAATTCACCAGCCAATCCAGAAAATGTTTTTGATGTGTTTCTTACTGCTGATTCTAACGAAATCCCTGTGGCGGCTGATAAATCAAGAGCAACAGGAATAATGGTTTTTATCTGATCCTCTGTGAATTTTAATGATGCTAAAAATGCTTGTTGTTCAATGATTGCCTCATCACCAGCAGTAGTTACTTGCTGTAATGCAGATGCTTGATTTAATAATGCAGTTGATGTTTTACCTAATGCAACCTCTAATGCTTTTTCTGCTTGTTCTTGCCTACCGGATGCCTCAATTACTGTTGAAAATGCACTAATTAAACCCTTTGCTCCAAAATAGGCGGCTGATGCTACGCCAACAGCCTTTCCCATTTTAGATATAGCACTATTTAATCCAGATAATTCATCTTTACTTTTTTTAGCACCTCTAGTGCTTATGTCTATATTAACTTTTTGAGTTGCCATTCTTCTCTGCTTTATGTTTTAAGGCTAATGCCATTTCAGTTTTAATAATATTAAACATTGATAATTTATGAGCATCTGTTTCATCTAAAGTTTTACCCAAAGGAATGTGGTATTCTGTAATATAATGATACTCATTTATTAATGTATAATATTCATCATTAATGATATAACCATGATTAGCAAATAAGGGAACAAGATAATATAATTGCTGACCAATACTATATTTATGATCTGATTTTGCAATCTCATGTATTTCTTCCCAGATGTCATCTAATGTATTAAAATCCCTAACCTTTTTCGAGATAGGGGATTGAGCCGAATAAGGGAGCGTATATTGGTTGTGAAGTTGGGTATCGAATACCCAACACCATACAGTTAAACTCAATCCCCATCTACTTTTTTTGATTCATCAGATAGTTCAAGATAATCCATCATACATTGAGTAAGTAACTTGAGTTGAGTGTCATAATCATATTTCTTCATATCGGAATCTGGATCAGAAAATGCTATTTCAGCTACGCTACCCAATAAAGAATTAAAATCCTTTTGCTTTACATTATCTATGCCATTACGATATACATCGTGAAATTCACCTTTCAATTCAAGTTTTTGTTTGTATTTAATATCTCGAACTAATACCTCAAGATTATCAACTTTTACTTTCATGCTACGCTCCCTATTTTATTAACAACCTACTGTAATTAATGCTGTACCTGATCCCTCACCAGAACCTAATGCCTTTACAGATACATCTAACATCATCAAATTACCTTCATTATATGATAATTCTGTAATAATGCTATTGGACATTTTAAAACCAAAATCACTATCCCCAATAGTGCTATCCGGATTCATACTCGTTATTCCTTGAGATGCTCCAGTAGTTTGATTATTAAATGTTTCAAACAAATCTATAAAGTTAGTATCATATAGAACTGTGAATGATGCTGTTGCACTAGCCTCACCGGCTCTTGTCGCTTGTTCAAAGCCTGTTGATGTTAATCCTACAAACTGAACATCATTTACAAGTTCCAAGCTAAATGATGATAAAATAGCATCATCAACCCCAGCAATAATTCTATATGTAGGATCAGACCAACTATTCATAAAATAATTATTTTGTGATATTGCAGTATCTACTGTTAATGATGATTGGGTTAAATCTGCAACAAGCGATCCTGTTTTGAAGGTTGCAGAAAATTTAATCCTTGAACCTTCAGTATTTGCATCACTATTAAATGAAAGGTTGGTGCAAAAACAATCTTTAAACGCCATATCCTTACCACTAGAAGGTACACTATACACGATGCTTAATAATTGTTGATTTGTTAATGATGTTGATGATGATGTTAATGTACTGGTTGATATATTACTTGCCATCGAATAGGGAACTGATGCACTCCCAGTTAAATTTGAAAGTAATAAGTCAAGTCCAGCAGTTGTTGCTGTTCCAGATACACTTATTTCTTTTATTGATCCTTTGACATCTTGAAAGAAATCAGTTGCTTGTAGAACTCTACTACCAGATCTTACATCTAATACTTGAGTAACACCCAAAGTAGGTGAGCCAATCGAATCAACATCAAGAGCGATGTATGGATTGCCACCTTCTGCATTGAGTGTTCCCCAAGCCGCTTGTTCTGCCACAAGAAACTGAAACTCTTTTGGATCAAAAGCATTACCAGCTATTGCCATTATTTATCTCCTTTGGGTTTTTTTATTTCACTCACCAATTCTTTTGCCGATGGATGTATTTTATCCACCTTAACACTTTTACCAGAATTGATTTCATCTATTAAAGTTTGATCGTACCCAGTCTTTCTAAAACATAGACCAATGGGAACTTTAATCTTTTTATCTTTTAATTTTATCTTCATGCCGCCTCGAATATGGTTACTGTTAAATTTATGTTGGCTCTAAACTTCGCCTCTTCTTCATCCTTTTCATAAGTGATTGATTCTACTCTACCACCGAAATAATCTGTGCCATCTCTACTATTATTATCTGGTGCAAATAGTCTTTTAATATGTTCAGCAATGTTGGATACTTGCTTGAAATGTTTGGCATTCATCATACCTCCAACATTCAATTCATATTCAAGTAATATACTTACATCTCTTTGCTGACCATTTGCGAATATCTCAACCAATGTATCTTCTACCGGGATGATGACAATACTAGATGCACCTTTGTGATTATCTAAATAGATAGGAACTTTTAATTCGTTGCCTAATGTCTTTCGTAGGTTACTGATAACCTTATCATAGATATTATTTGTGTAATCAATGGGCATTATAACCTACCAACAAATCCATATTTAACTGGTTGAGTTCTTGTACTTACTTCTGGATTACACTCTAATTCAAATTCATCGTTTGTAGTGTAAACACCTTCGGATGCTAATATCTCCATGCCATTAGATACAGAATCCCAATTCCCGGTAAGGAACTCACCATCTATATCTTTTACTAATTTTAAGCCTCTATCATCACCAGAGAATACATCATAAGTAATTGTACTTTGTGATCCATAGGTGAGTGTACCTCCGCTTGTTATTTTAATCTTTAAGCGATCCCATGTAAATGGCCTTCCTTTGACATCTAATATTCTTCCTGTTGAACTAGCATCTAAACTTATTTCTCTAATAATACCAGCAAGTTTTTGAGGTGTTTCATCTTGTTCTAATATATATTGACCAGAGCGAACCTTGTCCAAATCACCAGTTCCTTCATCATTAGTTACTCTAGCTTTTAATTCATTAGCCTTGTTCAAATCATAAGGTGCAATCAAATAATAACAAGAAAGCATAGCTGTATTCAGAACAATAATCTCCGGGAAGGCATTACCCATCGCTGAATCTTTCTGCTTGTAGATCGGAACTCCTACCATTGATCGAACCATATCACTCGCTCTTTTTATTGAATTACTAATATGTGTAGCGAAATCTGTACCACTCTCCAATATAGAACTGTTGAGTGTATTTGCACTTCCGCCTTGTTGGTATAGTTCTAGAAGATCAGTTGCACTTACATATCTATACTCATTATTTGAATTTGGTTCATCAGTTACAACTGTCATCTCTTGTCCATCTAAAAATAGTTGATCTACTGTACCAGAATCATAGAGATAAAATAAATGGGATGTTCCAGATGCAACCCAATTTGAGTTTAATATTCTTTTACTATCGTATTGATCTATCTCTGGCACTACAAAGCGTAAATCATCTGCTTCACAATATTGAAATTCACTCATACATAAAATCCTTAATGTTTATATCCAGAAGTTCAAATTCTGCATTCTGGAGCCTGTTAATTATTTCCGCAACCTTATTGATTGTTTTACCATTGGCATCAATCAAATCATAAATCTTAATCTCTTTGGCTAGTTGTATTGATTTGTCAATGTTCTCAAATGATAACTCATTGGCGTATTCATTGTTCAATGCTTTTTCTAGTCTTGTTTTCATCGCTTTCTCGGTTTATGTGGACAATTATTCATATTATCTATATAATTATTATTCTTTGCAATACCGCATCTCAAATTGCCTTTACATATACCACAAAAAGCACACTTCTTATCTTTGATTGGACAATATAAAAACATTAATCAATCAACTCAAAATGGACAAGATCATCGAATCCATTATCTTTTGTTGTCCTTTGTTCCTTACCACTCATCACATCTTTATCGAGGCTTGGAGATGACCAATCGCCACCCCATCGTACATTGACTCCCATTTGTGTTGCAATACCTAAAACAAAGCCACCTAGATAATGAAAATCATCCCTAGCATCCCAGTCAATCGGATATGGCGAAATATCAACTGCTTTACCTTGTGTATGCTTACTATACTTGGCTTTGCTTAATCCTTTAGCAACCAGTTCATCTTGTCGCTCTTGAGTCCTCAATCCCTCAATGATAGTTATGTCGTAATATTTAATCACCTCATTTAAGACATTAACGAGTTTAGAATCAACACCTTTTAATCGTTGTTTACTTCTTCTACCGAATTTTGGCATTATCCAAGCCTCCTAATTATAGATTCTGCCCATGCTCTACCGGGATTACCTCCCCATAAATCCCAAGCGATTGCGGCTCTACTATTATTATCTTTCCTCCTATTCCTTCTTTCGGCTGGTGTATCATGTCTAGCAAAGAAAGATACCATTCTTCGGATCGTTGCAATAGGTAAGTTTTGACCATTGCTTAATGATCTAGCCCTTGCAACGCCAACACTTGTACCACCTCTTCTTGACGGAGGCAGTTCCCTACGCCTTTCTAACGCTCTACGAGCCTTATTCTGAACACTTTTAGGAGGAACTGGCACTTACTTACGTCTCTTTGATTTCTTCATTGATTTCGGCTTTTTTAGTCCTTTCTTTTTTGTCTTTCCATAATGTTTTGGCATTATAAACCTAACCTTTTTAGTAATACACCTTTGATTATTTTCCACAAAGCCTCAAGAATAGCTTTCTCTGTTTTCTCCGAGATGATAGGTATATCTATTGCAAAATTCAATTCAGCTATAATCTCATCTTTTGTTTTGTCTGATAGTAATTCATCAGCTATCATTTTTATTAACATTACATTAACCTCATTACTGTATTTACGATTATTGGAAATGTAATCAAAGCAACTCCTCCCCAAACTTGCATCTTTGCAATATCTGTTTCATGCTTATCAACTTTTCCATTCAATTTATCTAAATGCTTTTCAATTCTACCTAATCCAGAATATATATTTTTTAAACGCTCATCATGTTTTACAAGGATGCCATACAACTCTTTATTGTCCATCTTCACTCCCGGTAATACTGTGAAATCTTCCACCATTTTTAGGTAATACTTTTTTGATTACCATTGTTTTTAAACTCTCGTTTGGTACTGCCATTTTTATATTCCATCTCCCATCTTGATCTTTCATATAAAATACTGTTTTTCTAATTCCCATCCTTACAATCCTAGCTGGTCTTTCATCTGTTCCAAGATATACCACATCATCAGCATTAAGATCATTGCCAAGAAACACCATAAGACCTTCGTACACATTAAGAATGAGTCCTTTAAAGATAGATATGCCCAAATATGCAAAAGCAACCCATACAGCTTTTCCGAATAATTGTTCTGCAATGTGTTGAAATTCATTATGATTCATTTCCGTTTCTTTTTTCCCCACGATAATGGGTTGATGTTGAACTCTCTTTCATAGAATGAAATTTTACTTTCCAATTCTGACCTTTTCCGCTCTTCCTCCAAGCTGTGCTTATCAAATAAACTCCGAATCTGGCTATCTGCTTCCACCAATTCTGTTTCAAGGGTTGTAAGTCTAGACATAATATTATAGTACCCATACACAATACCACCCACAAGAATACATAACTGTATAATCCATTTGATGTTAATGCTAAAAACCATATTATCGTCAACCAAAGCACCACGATAACTCCTTGCAGTTTTGACATCACTCATATTCTATATCTTCAAATTGATTATGCCGCCAACACCAATTTGAATGTTTATAAATTTTTCCATGATAATAATGTATCACAGAATCAGCCCCCAATATCTCGATAAACACTGTATTTGAAACAGTGTCTTGTGGAGTTATTTGTACTCCGCTTATGCTCCAACCTTGACTGCATCCCAATAAACTCGTAAGTAACATCAATGCTATAACTCGTACTAATGTTCTCATTCCTCATCTTGCCATGCTTCTGTGGTTGCGATGTACTCTTTACATTCTTCATTCGTATAAATTCTAAAATCATTTGGAATTGCATCCAGTTCTGTTATTGTCCAATCTCCTTTAATACATATCTCACTACTATCTGGTGATATTCTTGGTGCAAAATACAAAGGATGTCTTTCTAATAAATCTTGTATGGTAGCCTCGTGATCGGTTGTGGTATCAACTACCTCTTCCATATAAGTGTATGATTCTTCTACTTGAGGATGTCCATTTTCTAATATATGAGCATCAATCTTCTCAAGTAACTCTGCTTTGGTATCGCTACTGTTGTAATCAATGCTGTGAGTGTCCATAAACGCTTGTATATCAGCCTTTAAATCATCATCGGTAGGTAAGATAGCATCTATATTTCTTTTGCCTGTTTTCTCTACTTGTTTGTAAGTAAATGTTTGCCAGTCGTATCTACTTGTGATTCGTTTTGCTTTGTTGGTATCGGTATTACCGAAAATTAAATAATGTGTGTATTGTCCTTTCATAATTTGTTCCTATTGATGGGATGATTTTCCACTGTTATAATTTTTTAATACTTCTGATGATGAAAGTGCTTTATGATATATTCTAAATTCATCAATAGCACCATCTACATTAAAACTTGAGAAATCTGAACCATCATCTGTTCTTACTCCTATATAAAATGTTCCACCAGTATAATTAATATCTTGTGTAAAACTTGAATTTGTAACTATAACAGAAGTATCAACATAAATCTTCATTGTATTTGACTCTTTAGTTATTACATAATGATGCCAGTTTAAATCTCTTGTATGTGTTGTTGCTGTTGATTGGGCTGAACCTCCAAGATTTGAATAAAATTCTAAATTAGAATAATGAGCAAAATGATAACGATTATTTACATCTTTAAAATAATTAAATAATCCTCTCGTAGTGCTTGTTTCGTTATACTTTGCCCAAAACTCAAAAGTAAAATCTTGAGTACCAAGATGAAAAATATTTGAGTCTTGAATATGTATAATTTCAGCACCACCATACATTCTTAAACCATTGTTACTGGTAGAGGTTGTATCTGATAGGTAGTATCCTTGTGAATCTCTGCCTGATGTACTTCCTTCTGGGATGACTATTGTTACTGGTGAGCCATTTGCAGTACCATCGTTTGAGTTTGTACTTCTATCTGTCCAAGTGGTATTGCCATCATTACGCCAGTATCCTACTAAACTGTTTGAATTATCATAGTTACCAGAATCAGATGTTGGTAGTAAAGGTACGCCAGAGTTATAAAGAGCAGTTACTGCATCGGCATCAAGGGCTACATTCCACAGACCAACTTCGTTTATAATTCCATTAAAATACCTATCTCCATTCGGTCTTGCACCAATAGTTAAAGATACATTATCGTTGTCTATTGAGCCACTTCCAGATGTCGTAGAAGTAAGCGAACCATTTACATAAGTTTTTTGATTTGAACCATCATAAGTTGCTACAATATGATACCATACATTATCAGATAAAGTATTACCAAGACCCCCTGCACCTTGATTACTATTGCTTGAAAAAATACCAAAAAATAATTTATTTGACGATATTCCTAATTCCCAATTACGTTGTGCATCATTATCTCTACCCATAAGAAATTGTGTTGATGAACCATCGTTAATTTTTACCCAAAGGCTCATCGAAAGATTACTTGTAATATCTAAAGCAGTACCATTTCCAAAATCTATATAATCATTATTCCCATCAAATATCATCGGAGTATTAGAGCGTACTAAACTTGCTTGATAGCCATACTCTTCACCAGTTACAAAAGTTGCTCCAGTAATTGTTCCATGATTTTGGTTGCCACTACCATCGTATATATAACTTCCAGAACCTTCTTGCATTGGTAGGTCTAACTTTAGATTTGATGCAGATACTCCAGTAGGTAATACTGTTTCTGGTTTGGTGTATAGTTCTTGTACTTGGTCTTGCGTTAATATATTATTAAATGCTTTTACATGATTTATTTTCCCATCAAAAATTCTTGTCTGTGCTTTATTTCCTCCTATTGTAAAATCTTCACTTGCATCGGAATCTGCTGTGCCAACAGAGTCTGTTGTTGCACTTAATGCTGATACACTTCCATTTATATATATAACTGGTCTATATGATGAACCAGCACCACTTGAGTCATACGCTACTGCTACATGATTCCAAGCATTAATTGTAACATCTGCACCAGAAGTATATACACCATTAGTTGAACTAAAATTAATAAATACTCTCAACTTACACCTACCGCTACTTTCTTCTCTTGTAGTAAAAGTCCAACCATTACCAGTATCTCTTTTTTCTGCTATTCTTGCATCATCTCCCTCACCATCTGATTCTGGAAATATCCATGCAGATAGTGTTCCACCACCATTCCATATATTATCCAAAGAAGAATCTGAACCACAGTTAGTATAATCATTACTACCATCAAACGATAATGCCCTTCCAGAGTACACCTCGCCAAAGTTTAATGGGTCTACTACGCCATGAGGTGAATATGTGTATCCTGTGTTAACAGTAGCACCATTGTTTGTACCATGATTACTACCTTCTAAATCATTATGAGGATTTGAACTGCTACCCATATCATACCAAGAGATCAGATTGTTCTTTAGATCTGTTGATAAACCAGAGTATTTTTCTGCAAACATCAATTCTTGTACTTGAGATTGGGTAAGTGCAGATGAGTGGATAGCGACATTTGCCATTGAGCCATTAAAAAATGTTTCAGTACCACCATTATCTTCATTTGCACCAATTTTTAAAGAGTCAATATCATTAACATCATTAAAAAACTTTTGAGTGGATGAACTTCCATTCACATAAGCAACTGGTTGTAATGAGCCATCTACATATATTTTATTACCAGTTCCATCAACTGTTAAAGCAACATGATGCCATTCATTATCATCAAAAGCAGAGGTTGTATCTACTTCAATAGCAACAGATGCATTCTCTTGATTTACATATCTTATTTTTCCAAGATTTGTGAGAAGTAGAATACATTCACTTGAGCCATCGCTTCTATCAGAACCAGATACTAAAGTTCTATATGATGCTAAATCTGGAGTCTTAAACCAAGCTGATATTGTGCCTTGAGTAAGATTTGCAAAATTACTTACATTGCTTAAATCAACATAATCATTAGTACCATCAAACGAAGTAGAACCATCGGCTAATTGAACTGCCATTTTTGGAACCGCCTTATCTTGAATCCTCGGTTTGAATGGTGATTCTCCAGAGTAAGAATCAGAGTTTACAGTTGCACCAACTATATTACCTTCATTAGAGCCTTGTGCATCTGGAGTTTGTATTGCTTTTACAGAAACATTGTCAATCGTATAGTTTGTTGCTGAACCAGTACCAGTACATCTAAATCTTAAAACCTCACTACCAGATGTTCCATATATGGTTGCAGTAATAGTTTTATTACCATCAATTGTTCCTAATACTCTATCACCTCCAGAACCTCCAGATGTCAATGCTGTATTATCGTACCGCAAAACAACAGTAGATGTACCAGCAGAATAATTAGATATGGTTGCACTTACCTCATAACCAACACCTTCATCTAAAGATACTGCTTGTAAAAATTCATCATTAACAGTTTCTTGATTGGTAATAACAGCAGTTCCAGAATCGTATGTTGCTGTTAAATTTGTTTGAGCCCAACCACTAACATCAGAATCGAATGTTCCATTTACTACTAACTCACTACCCAATGATGTACTATCTAAATCATACCAAGATACAAGGTTAGTTAGTTCTGTATTTTGTAGTTCTGAATGACTACCTCTCCAGTAAATAGATTCTACCTCACTTGCCGATAAGGCTCTGTTCCATATACCTACATTGGCTATCTTGCCATCAAAAGTGTATGGAGAACCATAGTATCCACCAATAGTTGTTTTTAATCCACTTAAATCAAGGTCTGATGCAGATGGAAATGTACCAGTTGGAGTTCCAACACTTTCTGCATTTAAATATAATTTTGTAAAGTCTGCTCCTCTTGAATCATATACTCCAACTACATGACTCCAAGATGATGTATTTGTATAAGAAACGTCTAATCTTCTAACTGCATTAACCATCCATGATAGAGTATTAGACTTCATTCTTAATGCAAAATCACCAGTTCCGCTATTAGTAAAGTTGCCTATCTCAAACATACCATCATCGCCACTTGTAACATCTGCTTTAAACCACATAGATACTGTTAAGTCTCCAGCGTAGTTATCTCCTAAAGCATTGCCTAATCCAGTACCACAATCAATATATTGTGAACTACCAGAAAAGGATGTACTACCATCTAATAGGAAATCTGGTTTTATATCTCTAAAATTAAAGAATGCTTTTAACTCATCCCATGTGAGACCAATTGTTTCTTTCCATCGTTTCATTAACGATCCACTTGTTCCCCATAGATTTCTTAATCTAGTATTTAAACTTGTACCACCTTCACCATAAGCGTAGTCTCTCCATAAGGTGTTGATGGATTTCCCGGTTGCTCCCTGTTGTTTAAGAAAATCTTTTAAATTGCTATTAAGACTGCCACCAGTATCGTCATTGTCGTAGTATTCTTTTGCTTTGCTATTTATTGAATTTGCCATATTTCTCCAGAGTTGGGGAGGGAACCGAAATCCCCTCCCCTATTATCATTAAGATACTTGAGTATGAACCTCTACGCCATAACCATCAATGATTTCTGTAACTCCCCAGAAACCAGAACCGATGATATTGTCTCGTAGATAAGAACCTTCACGATATACTTCTATTCTCATCATGTCTCCAGCATATCCCATGCCTAATGCACCAGATACAAAAACTCCACCTTTAACAGCATTAGATGCCTCGGTAAATTCTGGTGATGAGTGTATGTCTATACCAGCGATTCTTGATACAAATCCACTTCTTGCACCTTCATCTTGTATCCCAGCACCAGCAAACTGTGCTTGAGTTACTAGATCATTATGTACACCATAAGTTCCCCAGATTTGTCTTGGATCAAGAACAGCATGAGGTTGCCCCATTGCAGAATTTTGTTTGAGGTTTGAAAGAGCATCAAACAAGTTATCTACTGATAAGGCGGCACTACTTGAGCCAACAGCATTTGAGAATCCATCAAAAAGAGCATTCAACAAAGCATCAGCTTTAGATGCCAAAGCATTACCGATTAACTCACCGACATTAGATGCGATATTATCAGCGTTTGATAATTGAGCCTCATCATACATTGGAACCATTACAGAGTACATATCAAGAGTTGCAGTTTTCTTCTCTGTATCTAGTTGGGTTGATGGTGTTACAGTACCTTCAGCAGTAGCGGCTACATCCGCACTTGTCAGTACATTACTTCCACTATTGTATGCAATGAAAGTTATTTGATCTGCCTTTGGTTCTTGTTTAAGAGTTACCAATGGCACAGTTACATTTGCTTCAGAGAACTTAATTAATGCCTCGGATTCGATTACTTCAAGTAATCCACCAGCAAAGTTCCCACTATCTCCAGCGGCCATGTTATATTATCCTTTTTTTCCAAATATTGCATCCCATCTATCTTGCGGAATGTGAGTAAATGTACTTCTCAAGTCTTTACAAAGAGGTGCTTTCTCTTGTCCAACACAAATTCTAAATCCATCCTCATATGGTATTTCTTCACCATTTGAAACATAGATATGCTCACCATCTTTCGATATAGCAGATGCTACATTTCCAGTATCCATACCAGTAGTAGGATTATGATTAATTGAATCTAGATGTAAACGCTTCTTTGATTTTAGCATAACTCGATCTATCTAATTTACCTTTCGCAACATCTCTAGCGGCTTCAGTTAAGGAATTATATCCTTGATATCCAGAGGAAGTTGAGTTGTCAACACTTGGAACATTAGTTTGTTTATTAGTTAATTTATTATGAACTATCTTTACTTGAGCATAGTTCATCCCTTTAAAAGCATCCTTCTCTTCATCAGAGAAATCAGCTAACATCTTCTCGATCTCTGCATTCTCTCTATCCTTGTAGGATTGAAGTTCCGGAGTGATAGAATCGTATTTTGCTTTCGTTTCTTCATACAGCATTTTCCACTCTTCATTTTCAGCTAGTTGTGCTTGTCTATCTTCCTCCAACTTCTTCTCAAGTTCTGCAACACGAGATTCTGCTTTTTGCAATCGTTCTTTCTTCTGCATTACTTCTCGCAGTAAATCACTATCCTGATTGCTAGATGGTGATTCATTCTGGCTTTCAGTAGCCACCTCTTGTACGCTATCTTGTACTGTTTCTTCGCTCATGTCCGAGCCTCCCTATTTACCTATTTTAAGGTTGATTGGCTTTCGAGTAGCCTCCCTAGCATTCTTATTGATATGCTTATCAACCTCGTTCAAAATAAATCTTTCAACATTTTTAGGTACTGGTCTTACATTGCTGGTTATTACCCTATCTTTCATTTCAGCATTCCATTGTACCTTCTGTGCATTTGCACCTGACCAACCAATTACCACTTTATCTTTTGTAAATCCTCTGGTTTGTAGATTCCTCATCATATCACCAGTTAATTGTAGATCAACTTTTGTTGATGTAGATGACTGTCTCTTAAACTTACCAGATGCTTTTCTTGCCTTATAACTTGTCGAATATGGTTGGAACTTTTTCCCTTCGACATCTTTACCGCCTTTCGTAGTATGCACTCGTATTCGGTCTGCTGATTCATCACCAACAAACTTCCAGAATCGTTTGGTAAAGGTTGGAATATCTTGTAGTTCTTTAGCCATCTAATTTTTGTTTTAATTGTTGTTGAGGTGTTAATGGTTCTCTTTTAAATCCACCTTTGTTTTCTATAAACTTCTCTGCTTGTTGTGGATCGGTTAATTTTCTCGATACTGATGTTTCCCTTGCCCACCTATGTCTACAGTTAAATCCACCACCATCTACAAATGCACCGGGATACTGTGATTGTATCTCTTCCTTTGTCATACTTCCAGATGCCATCATCTTCAAACATATATCTCTAGTCTTTTGATCTATTGGGCCTTGATAAACATAAGTAGCATCAGCTGGATCAAAGGCTGTCATTTGTGATGTTACATTACGCTCAAATGTATTCAATGCTGTATTGGCTAGTGTTTCAGCCTCATATCTTTCAAAGCCTACATCAATCATACTCTGTGCTATCTCTCTCTCGGTCTTACCACCTATGATACCTTTCACAGCCTCATCAATAGCTTTTTGCCCTATTAGATTTATTTGTTCTCTAAATGTTGCCTCATCCAATCGTACCAATGCTTGTAGTGTTTCTTCTGTTACTTGCCCGGTTGCCTCCATTCCAAGTAGTACACTTTCATACGATGCGATATACTGATTCAAATCATTCTGCATACCAATCTGATTAAAGATATAATCATCAACATCAAGCGTGGAAATGAGAGAGATAAACTCATCTCGTGTGAGAGATTGCTTGAGATCAAGTATATCTTCTACCATTTGTGCTTGGGCTTTCTGCAAAGCCTGTGCGAATTGCTGTGCTATTTGATCTTTATCCACGCTGTAATGCTGACACTAATGGAGATGTAGGTGCTTGTGGCTCCTCTACCTCCGGTTCTAATTCTTCCAATCTTTGTTCTAGTTCTTCATCAGTTATATCTGGGTTAAACTCTCTATACAATTCTTTCTTATCCATTAATCCATTATCCAGCATAAACTGCAAACGATCCTTCTGTACAGGCCATTCTTCTGGATAATCTGATTCAGAAAAATCAACTGCAAAGGATTCATCCAATACTCTTCCTGTATGAACCTCAATCAATCTGCGATCAATCATATATCGTTCTTCTTCAAAGTCTTGGAACATAGGTATATCTGATTCTCTTGATTCTAGGTTCTCCATGTTTAGAATCTTCAATGCTTGTCCACTTGGTATTTGTCCTTGCTCTCCCCATCGTATTGATAGAGCGTGATTTTGACCAGTAACATTCAATAACTCTTTTATACCAGCTATCATTTGATTGATATTCGATGGAGGTGCTACGAATGACATGGAACTACCTTCTGGTAGAGAAATCAAGCGATCTACTCCCCATTTGAGGTTAGGTACTTCTTGGTCAATCCCAGTTATTACTGGTGATCCCATTTGATACCTCGTAGCCAACATCACTTCAGTAAATGCGATAGAGGAATGAAGAGCCGCCATTGTAACATCCATAGCATCATAAGGAAACATAATACGAGAGATAGGGTTAAGTTGATATGGATTCACCATTTCAGAATTGCCATTTATTGGATATATGCGACCATTGATGTCGTATAAGAAGTGCATTCCCGGTTCGCCATCTCTAGCCTCACTCCAGAATACAAACTCCCTATCACCTTTGGCATTCTTACCACGCTCATACGAATAACCATAAGGTTCCATCTCACCTTCGTAATAATACTCTCGTACATTAGGGAGGATGTGGTATTCAATCTTTTGTTTTCTTTCGTTCCATACTGACTTGATATGGATCGTACCTAATAGCCAAGCCAACTCACTTGCGATGCGAGATGATGAATTAAGATGATAAGTATAGGTTAGATACTCTTCTGCTATTTCACCACCTACGAATCTTTTGGCTGGAGCCTTATACAACATCATCCTTGCTCTTGAAAACCTTGATACAATCTTACCCAATGGTAATGGCGGTATCTGGCTCAATGATGTACCGGGAAAGTAGTCTTTCACATAATCTTCAATATCACGATTATAATAGAAATCTAATCCCATTTGCCTACGTTTGTATTCTTCTTTTAGTACAATATCTTCAGCATTCTTAATGCTCTCAAATACTGCCTTGCTCCCCAAGTCTGGTATCGTTACCATGTCATAATATTTCATTACCACTCCACCGATGTTGGGATTCTGCTAATAATAGGATGTCTATAAGCGATGTAATAACTACAAGCATCAATCATGTGAGTTAATGCTATATCGCTCTTATCTATCTTACCATCTCTACTTCTTTGCACTTGTTCTAAATCTTTTATTAAATGAATACACTTTGAATCAACTGTCATCCTAACTCTACCCTTTGCATCTTTTAGCATTCTATTTAAAGCATTCAATCTATCAATCACAGGAGGATTTGCTTTCTTGGCTATAACATGAAAACCATAATCTTTTAGGATCATGTGATCTGAACGATTTGATGTAGTTGATCTGGCTGATCCAGCACTATCCGGATATACCGGGATGTTTGGTGCAGTAGCTTTCATAGCCTTTGCCATCTCTTCTGTGTTTGAATTGGTTTGCCTTATCTCATCAAAGTAATGAATCGTACCATCAGAGAACTCACAGCCTAATACAGCACTCATATAATCAACATTGAAATCCATTCCCCAGAATAGATTGTTTGATAGTTGGTCTGCTTTCTTCACATGGATGTTGCGATCAAAGTTGTAGGCGGCTCTGTTTCCTGTTGTTTCAAATGATGCAAGGAATTCTGTTTTGAACGCTTTCTCATCCATCATGCTCTTGGCTTTCTCTATCTCTTCTTGTGGTACATAGCCACCATCTACTGTTGTATATTGCCAACTCATCCAGTCTTTGTCTTTACCTTGTCCTCTTAAATAAGCATCGTATAAATGATCATATCCATTTGGTGTACCAATAAAGAAAGCCTCGCCATTTGTAGTTGTTAATGTAGGATAAATAATTTCATCCCATACATGAGGTTTGATATAAGAATATTCTTCCATAACAACCATTGTTAAGCCGACACCTCGCAATGAGTTTTCGTTTTCTGCTCCACGAATTGCAATCTCTGAATCGTTTGGTAGCTTAACTGATAAATCTGTTTCATTAATCTTGCAATCATATTCTCTAAATAGTTGTCGCATTAACTTCCAAGTAGTGTTCCGACCTTGCCGGTAATTTGGTGTTACTATCCATCGCCTTTCTCCAGATTGTATATCCTTTGATAACAACCAAATCAAAGATAGATGAGATTTCCCAAACCTTCTCCCAGCTACCAGAACCTTTCGCTTGGCTGGATGATTGATAATCTCTCTTCGTTTTGAATCTATATTCCAATTATCCAAATACTCTCTTCATCAAACTTTTAGGAACTTTCTTACCAGCTTTGTACAGCCTTTGCATCCTTGCCAAATCTCTACCTCTTTGTGATCGTTTGCTCCCTTTAACGCCAGATAGGTATTTCTTTGGTACACTCTTAAATCTTTTATCTTTTGCAGTTCTACGAATCTTCATACACCAACCTTTTTCATAGCGATCCTATGAGAACTTGTAAAGGTACTTCCCTTTCTCATTGCTGTAACCATTGCTCTCAAATGCTTTCTTGTATGATGTGTTGAATGTCTTTTCATTGCAGATATTTGTCTTTTAGTTAGACCAGTAACACTTACACCTTTTACCTTCATTGCGTTCTACGCTTTCTTTCCATTCTTGCTAAATCAGCATCATGTTTAATTCTTTTCCTACCTTTGGCAATTTTAATGAATGAATTAACTCTCGCACTTGCCCAACTAGATGGAGTCATTCCCGGTCTTGTACCACTACTGACAGCGGCTCCCAATCCTCTCCTATAAACTTTCACAAGTGATGATGGTAATATCTTATTCTTTCTTGCTAATGCTCCAAGTCTTTTTCTAGTTGATGTTGATATTTTTGCCATTAATCAATGCTTAAAATTTTAATAGGTTCGGTCTTATGTGATATTTCTCTTGTTTCTTTTGCCTTACCTTCTGCTCTATCTGATAGATATGATACTGCACTCATTGAACCATTCATTGCCATACTTAACACTCTGCGAACCATCTTCTCTTTCTTTGTGAGTCCTGTATCATCTTCCTCATCCCAAACCTTCTTGATAATATCTGCTAATGCTCCTCTCCTACCATTTGGATTGGCATTGTTACCAGCTTTGAATTGTGTATCTGGATTACCACTAAATCCTTTTTTATACTGACCATTAGACTTCCGATTAGCCTCCGTTTGCTTACTCATAATCAACTAATGCCATTACCAACGCTTTATTAAGTTTGTCAAGCAATTCTTTGACCTTCTCGGAATCAATCTCATATACATCAAACTCAAGCCTCCAGTTGTGAGTGGTCTTGAGGTTTTTAATGCCAACAAGTTCAACATTTAATGTAGTACCTTCTGTTTTCATAAGTTTAGTTGCCCGGACAACAAGTTCAATTCCTGTCTATCGCCTTAATTCCAATCTGTAATCTGTCGTTTTCTCTGCGAGTGAGGCTTGAACGTGCCTCTATATATACATAAAAATACATACAACAACTCACAACATTGCATTGTAAGTCTTTGTTTTTGTTTATTTTTTAGTTAGGCAAATTTTTAGATATTGGATTCAACATATCATTATCTATTTCATATAAATCTGATTTTACTTTGATTGCTGTTCCATCTCTTCTAATTCGTATTGATCCTTGTTTATGGAATACTCTGCGATTCTTGAACTGCTCTTGTGTTACCCATCCACAGATAGTGAGTATTGAATCAGTCTTGTTTATTGAACAGAATAGGTAAATATCTGTATTGTATCCATCTTGAGCGGCTAGGAAATTGTTGGTGTATCCAGTTCTTACTGGGCCTTTCCTTCCCATCGTCTTAACGTCTATTCGTTTTCCTTTGAGGCAAAGATCGACTCCACCATCAAAGCCATCTTTTCCACTAGCCATAGGTTGATCATAATAATCACAGATAACATTTTGACCAAGTATTCCAGTATATTGTTCCTCTTGATTTCCATCTGCATATCCTCTTTTCCCAAAGTTGTATTTTTTAACTTCATTCCATGATTTAAGTTTTATCCAATACTTGATTGGAATATCTATCATAATTCAAATTCCATTCCTATGAGTTTGTCTATTGCCCTATCATAGTATTTTTGTACTGATTGATATGTGATGTTATGATTATCCGCAATTTGCTGTAAATCTCTTATCCCTAGATCATAGAAAGCATCAAAGATTTCATTTTCTCTTTTACTAAAATAATGTACTGATCTTCTGCCAACAAGAAATGCAATCATCTCTCGTTTTTTTATTTCTTTCTCAATTCGCTTTCTCTCGTACTCATCCTCATTCTTTCCGCACATTTCACAAGGCTTGGTATGTGGTTGCATATTATTCCTTTATCTTTTCTATTAGTTCTGTAATTATTAAAAAACTAATTCCAATAGCAAGTACCCAAAAGAATACTCCGATACCTAATATAAGTACATTTGCTACCCATTCAGCTATGTCGAACATTATCATATACACTCCCTTATTTAAAATTTTGCCTCACTTGGTAGCCAACCATTTCATTACAATCTCTACCTTGCGGATCATCGAGCATTGCTGTCATCCTCTTTCATTAAAACTTCTTTTAAAAAAAAAATTATCAAAAAGAGGCTTGTGTGAGGCAATCATTTCGGTACACTCCTGTAATTGGTTTGTACTGTATTTGAATTTTTCTTTTGTCTTATGTATGGTGTTTTACAATCTCCGCATCGTAGTACCGGGAACTTATTAGCTGTTGTAAAATATACGCTTGAGGTTGTTTCAAGATTATACGATCCGCAATTTGGGCATACATCATCATCTAATAACACTCCTAAATTTGGATGATTTCTCATATATGGTCTTATTTCGAGATATAATTGCTCTAACCCTATTACATCATGTTTGTTGTAATCCATCATTTTATTTAATGCTTTGGGATCACCAGCCTCGCAATCAACCCACAACTTAAACTCTGTTTCTAGTTTGTTTTGTAGTTTAAAATATTTAGTAAGAAAGTCTTGCTTGTAAGATGGTGCGAAGAACTCCCTTTTAGATACTTTCAATGTATCTATTACCCGGTATGGAGTTGGCGGCATTAATCCAACAGATTTAAATCTCCAGTTTAACTTTCTCAAATCAAACCTTTCTACATTGTGACCAATTACAATTTCAGCCTCATCTAGTAACTTCCACATGGATTTCAATATTCTTTTATCATCTCTTTCAAAAGCCTCTTCAGTTGTAACAATATCACCTTGAACATTTTTATCAAACAACCATTTAGCCGCCCAACTTAAACAGTATTGATGCTTTGTAATTTGATGATGCTGTATATATTGTTTATATGTTCCCCAACCAATGAAATGATATAAACTTGTTTCAATATCCACTAAAAGAATCTTTGGTAAATCTGAATGTCTTTCCTCCTCTCTAGCACTAAATTGTTTACCACAATTTTTGCATCTATATCTTTGAGAAAAAGATTTATATTTACTGTATGAAATTCCTTTTTTAACTACGCTCCCACTTCCGCAATGTGGACAGATCATTAATTACCTCCGCAACTTGGACATTGTTTTATTTGTTTACCATAAGAAGGGAAATCTTCATAATAAACATAAGCACTAAAGGTTCCTCTAGCTTTATGGCTTTGATGTGCTTTAGTTCTATCCATCTCCCAGCATCTATTGCAATCACAGCAATATTTAATATTTCTATCAGCCTGTTTAGAATCGCAGTTAGTATCTTTTCTTTTTTTATATTTATCTTCTCTGATATTACCCCATTCCCAAACGTCCATAAATCTCCTCCATGTTTTTAATTTCTTCCCTCTTATCAATCTTTGGATCATCCGGGAGTAACTCAACCCCACAACAATCACTTGATTGCCTTAATTGAAATTCACTAGGTAGTAATTTACCACCGCACTTCATACACCAAGCCTTATACAATCCAGATGGTGTCTTTTGAAATACTTTCTTTGATGGCTTTGGTTTTGCCGGTTGCAAATCCTCAATCTCATCATTCCAACATTCTTGATTCAGCCATGTGGTAGGATGTTTGATATATGCTTTATCTCGCCCCTCCCATAACTTCTTCTGTTTGGTCAATGCTGACATGATGGTAGTATGATCTGTTTTCTTCATTGCTGACCTATAAGAACTTTCTGCTTTTGAACGACTTACCTTCTTATCATATAGGTTCCAAAATTCTTCAAATTGATCTATATATATATTCTTTATATTCTTAACATTCTTGTTTAGTG